GGTGAGGTGGTTAATTTGGATAAGATAATGATATGTCCAGATACCATTAAAACAGGCTGGGGTATGTGGAATGGTAGTTATGAGACTACTTATGCTGATACACCATTTGTAAAGATACCTAAACCAGAAGAAGGTTTTAAAGAAGCCTTTAGTCTTAATTTATATACTAACGATAAAAAACAATATCTATGGTCTAGGTTTAGTTTTGGTGAATACCAATCCTTTAAGAAAATTGCGATACAGTTCTATCAAGACATAGAAGCTAATAAAGGCAAAGTGCCTGTATTCCAATACACAAACAGCCATGAAACTATTGAGCTAAAAGCATTAAACATAAATGTACCTTTATTTACATTTTTAGGATGGAAAGATAGACCAGAAGATTTTGTTGTTCCTGTATGGGAAGAGCCAATGATTTCAGATGGAGAAGTTAGTATGAGTGATAAAGTTGCAGCAGCAACGCAAGCTCAAATAGATAGACAAGAATTAACAGACGATGATATTCCATTTTAGATGCAAGATTACGATTGGCAAAAAATAGCACCCGATGTAGCAAGGCAAATACTTGGTGAACCAAAAATCCAGAAGTCAGATGAATGGCGGTGGAATAATAAAGGCTCACTTGTATTTACCCTTGAGACTGGTCAGTTCTATGACTTTGAACTTGGTGAGGGTGGCGGTGTCAAATGGCTAATTCAAAAAAATGGAAAAGATGTTTCAGAAGTTTTAAAACAGTTTGGTTATGATCTTACTTTACAAACCCCTAGCTCCACTGTAAATGGCAATACCCCTATTGCCAGTAAAGTAAGATCATTCTCTCGCGAGCAAATGGTTGATCTATTTAGACAATCAGAAATAAAAGTTAAGTATGCAAATAATTTTATGGTCTTAAGGCACTCTAACTTACCTATGAAGTATGCACCTTTTAGTCTTAACGAAGATGGCAGTTGGTCTATGAAGCGACCAGAAGGCTTATTACCGCTATATATAACTAACAATCACCCAGATAAGCCTGTAATAGTAAATGAGGGTGAGAAAGCAATGCGTGGAGCAGAACGTATCTGGGATTATGATGTTTGTTGTTGGCATGGTGGTGCTACAGGATGGAATAAAACAGATTGGTCAGCTATATATAATAGAAATGTATGGATATTTCCAGACAATGATAATGCAGGCAAAAAAGCTGCTAATGAAATTGCTGAATTCCTTAGATCAAAGGGATGCATCAATGTAAAAATAATTACACCACCAGATGATTTTGCAGAAAAGGATGATTTGTGGGATGCAGCAGAAAGCAATTACTTTGATATTTTTAAAGGGTTTGAAACTTTTGTTAATAAGCAAAAAGAAAAAATACCTATAGGGGCTATAAGGTTTAAAAGAGCTGATTATGTCATTTCAGAAATCGAAAGCCCAGACTGGTTAATAGAAAATTGTTTTGAGAAGTCTAAATTAATAACGGTGTTCGGTGCTCCTAAGTCGGGAAAATCGTTTATAGCTATTGCTATGGCATGTGCTATCGCTAGAGGCACTGATTTCTATGGACATAAGGCAACCAAAGCACCTGTAGTCTATCTTGCTGGAGAGGGGGTTAGCGGCATCCGTGCTCGTCTTGGCAGTTACGATCAATACGTCAAAAGACAATGTGAGAGTGGTAAAGATGAAGGGTTAAAAGAAGTGCCTTTGTTTTTATCAAACAGGGGTTCAAGGATTAATGAACAAGAAGAATTAGAAAAACTTGAAGCTGAAATAAATATATTACAAAAAGATGTAGGCAATATTGGTCTAATTATTCTGGACACATTTCAAAGATGCTTTTCTGGTGATGAAAATTCTGCCCAAGAGGTTAATAAGTTCATAAAAGCAGCAGATCAGTTGATACAGACATTTAATTGTACTGTTCTTATGGTTCATCACACTGGTAGAGGCAATAAAAATAGAGCTAGAGGTTCGTCTGTTTTAGATGCCAGTATAGATGGCGAGTTTATTGTTGAAAGAAAGGGTACTAAAGCTGATAACGAAAATTCTATGTTAGTAACTATGAAACAGACTAAAAATAAAGATGGAATGGGTATGGCAGAAAAGAAACTTGAGTTCCATGAAGAGGTATTAAAAGGTGATGGATATGAGGTTACTTCTGGTTTGCTTATTGAATCTAATGAAGAAATTACTGACAGTGGAGAGCTTATGCAGGCAATAAACCATGCAGAAGATAAAAAAATTGCTGGTCTTATGTACGCTATGGGTTTAGATGCAGACAAGCCAATAACTTGGTTTACAGCAGGCACTTTTGAGCATCATGCTGTATATAACTCAAGCGGAAAAGTATTCAGTAGAGATGATATTAATAATTCTCTGGAAAGATTAGAAGCTGCAAACGTTGTAGTACACGCTAAAAGAGATAAAGATTCTGGAAGAATCACTGGTTATAGGTTAGTAGAATTTAGGGAGTATTTTGATTATGAACTGCAAAAATAACAAGTGTGTAAACAGGTGTGTAAGCATGTGTAAGTGTGTACGCATACATTATATATGTGTGTTGTGTGTGTAGTAGTCCGTAGGACTACACAGATACACACTATATGTATTAGTTATTAGAATTTTATGAAGAATTATTTAGTAGAACCTATAGAAAAACAATTGAAAGATTTTAGGTCTTATGAAACTTCTATAGATCGTGAATGGGGTGGGAAGAAGAGATTGTTGAAATGTGTTGACACTCAGTTAGAGATTAAGTTTTGTAAAGCACAAATGTTATTTGATGAGTCTTTGATTGAATCACCTGTAAAGAAAAAGATTGAGATGATTGAAATGATGTACAGGGCATATTCTGCATTAGTAGATAAAGCTGCTGATAATGGCTACAGCAAATTGGAAGATGATTTCAGGTGCTACAAATACAGAGACAACAAGATTGCTATTGTTTGCGATACAGATGCACAAATACCTAGATTAAAAGAATTACATGGAACTGATAAAGATGTGGTTCTTTTTAGTGTTGAAGAGCTATTTAGACTTATGCATCCAGATTATTTATCAACTAAAGAAACATTTAAGAAAAAGAATCTGGACATTATGTTTAAGCGAGTAAGTTTTACATGACTAAATGGCATGGAGGCAAGGGTAGTACTGTAAAGCCATACGATAAAAATAAATTTGATGAGAACTTCGACAAAATATTTGGAAGTAAGAAAAAGGAGAAAGAAGATGCCAATAAAACAAAGGGCAAGCCAGAAGATAAGGGATAGAGTTACAGGTAAAACAAAAACCGAGCATTTCTATCTTAAAAGTATGACGATTAAAGATCTCAATGATTACATTGAATCATCTAATTCTAAGAAGAAGGTCATACAAAAATGTAAAAACGAATTAATTAGGAGGAAACTATGAACTGTTGGTATTGTGGAACTGGACTTATATGGGGTGGCGATCATGATATTGCTGATGAAAACGAAGAATATGATATGGTCACGAACCTATCTTGTCCTAGTTGTGGGGCTTATGTTGAGGTGTATATGCCTAAAGGAGAAGCAAATGAATGATCCAGTTAATAAGCCTATGCATTACCAAGGAAAAATTGAGTGCATTGAACTAATTAAGGATAGGGTAGGTGCAAATCAGTTTCCTGCGTATCTTGAGGGTAATATTATTAAATATATTTACAGACATAAAGAAAAGGGTGCAAATATACAAGATTTAGAAAAGGCAAATTTTTATCTTGTAAGGTTGATAGAACACTATAAAAATTTATAATTATCAAATATGAAAGAAAAAGATATAAAGGCATTAAAAAGGCAAATCGATAAGGGCAAATCACTCAACGAAGTTGTAATGGCTATGAGTAAAAGCAAATCGACTATTCTAAAAGTTGCTAATGAAAATGGTTTTAAATTTGATAAAAAGTCTCCATGGGCAAATTTATAATTAAGGCAAATTCAGTATGCGAGTAGTTTTAAAATCTAATCTAAATCAAGTAAGAAAAGAATTAGATAGAAAATTAAATAAAAAAGACTTTAATAAGATTTTAGCTAGAGCCATGAATTATACAGGCGAAAGAGTTGTAAACGCAGAAAGGGCACATTTAAAAGACAGACTAGACAGCCCAAGACCTCAAACAGTAGAAAGTGTTGTTATTTCTCAATTTGCTAAACCTAAAAGTAATAAACTAGCTATGGTAGTAATAGTTAAAGACTTTGCGGCAAAATACTTGCGGTATATTTATACAGGAGATGATGAACCTGCTAGAAGGCAAAAATACGCTTCACCAACCAAAGACGGAGAATATAAGAAAGGCAAATTTGGCAACATAATGAAATTGTCATCTAAGGGTGGTTTGCTAAGTAAGGTAGATAGAACTAAAGACTCACAAAGAAAAGGCTCTCGTTTCCAAGGTATACCTAAAGGAAAAGGCTCTAAGACTTATGGTATATGGGAAAGGCAAGGGGTAAAGGGAAGAGAGGGCTTAAAATTGCTTGTAGCTTATACACCATTTATTAAACATAGAAAGTTTATAGATTTCTTTAAAGTTGGAGAAAAAGTTATTAAAAATACTTTCCATAAAGAGATCAACAAACAATTCAAAAGACATATGAAAAGAAGATAAAGGCAAATTTAGTATTAAGGCAAATTTAACTTTACTACAAATTTATTATATAAAACATTCTGTTACTGTTTCAGCTTCTCTTTTTGATAAATCGGAAAGTGTTGAGCCAATTAAAATTAATGCCAATTGCTTTCTTTTATATTCAGGCAAATTTAATAATTCTTTTGCTATCTCAGAAAGTTCTAAGCTGTTTTTAATATTCATTGTCTTGCTCCTTATGTTTATTAATTTCTTCATTCCAAAATTTAGATCTTTCTTGTTTATTTTTAAACCACCAACTGCCAGCACTAGGATATGA